TAGACGATAACGGCGGATCGTTGACGATTGATAACGCTGATATAACCACCATCGCAGGTGCGGTTTCTGGCTCTGAAATGCAGGTGGACGTAATAACATCTGCCCTGCCCACGGGTGCGGCAACAGCAGCTAACCAGTTGGCAGACGGTCATAACGTGACGATTGACAATGCCTCTGGCGGTTCGGCCGTCAATATTCAAGACGGTGGAAATTCGATTACAGTTGATAATGGCGGTACGTTTGTGGTACAGGAAGATGGTGCAGCTTTAACCGCCTTGCAATTGATAGACGACGCGGTAGCTACGCTAGGGACTTCTACTTATTCAGAAGCAACAACCAAAGGAAATATCATTGGTGCGGTTCGCAATGACACATTGGCCGCACTCGCAAATACAGATAACGAGATTGCACCTTTGCAGGTAAACGCCTCTGGCGCACTATACATTCAGGAAGGCACGGCACTAGATGTAAGTGGGGCAACGGTAATAGTAGACGGGTCTGGGGTTACGCAGCCAATAAGTGCGGCAAGTTTACCGTTGCCAAGCGGGGCAGCTACAGCGGCGAATCAATCCACTGGTAACACAAGCCTGTCAACTATTGCGGGGGCGGTTTCTGGCACCGAAATGCAGGTCGATGTTTTAACGATGCCATCGACGGCCGTTACCAACACAGGTACTTTTGCGGTGCAAGAGGATGGCGCGGCATTAACGGCTTTACAGTTGATTGATGATACCGTCTATACCGACGATACAAGCACACATGCCACCGGAACCAGCAAAGGGCTGGGCATGATGGCGGCAGCAACGCCAACCGATGGGTCGGTTGATGCAAATGACATTGGGATGCTTTCCATGTCAACCGACAGACGGCTGTTAGTTGATTCTCAAATTGTAGGCACGGATGCGGCTCTTGACGTAAGCGCGGCAACGGTAACGGTTGACGGCTCGGGGGTTACGCAACCAATAAGCGGAACAGTTACCGCTAATCTATCGGCAACTGACAATGCAGTTTTGGATCAAATAGAAGTCAATACCAGCTATGGAGACAACACGGGCGGCGGTGTTGAGTCCGGCTCGTTGCGGGTTACGTTAGCAAATGATTCAACGGGATTACTATCTGTAGACGATAACGGCGGATCGTTGACGATTGATAACGCTGATATAACCACCATCGCAGGTGCGGTTTCTGGCTCTGAAATGCAGGTGGACGTAATAACATCTGCCCTGCCCACGGGTGCGGCAACAGCCGCTAATCAATTGGCAGATGGTCACAATGTAACTGTTGATAATGCCTCTGGCGGTTCGGCCGTCAACATTCAAGACGGTGGTAATTCGATAACGGTTGACAATGGTGGTACGTTTGCCGTTCAGGTTGACAACATGGGGAGCGCGGTTGATACCAATAACTCAACTACAACGCCATTAGGGGGCAGTGCAACTTACACCGGAACCGGAACCGATATGTTGGGATATGCCGCCGTTGCCATTACGCTATACGCCGATGTGGACAGCGCGACCGATGGCATGACGTTTCAATTTAGCACGGATAACACAAATTGGGATGATATTTATACCTTTACGATGGATGTCTCCGCCAGCGATACGCGACGTTTTCAATTCTCCGTAACGGCTCAATATTTTAGAGTCGTTTATACCAACGGCGGCGGTGCACAATCTGCATTTAGAGTACAAACAATTTTGCACACGGTTGACATTGACACGTCAATCCACAGGTTGGTTGATAATGTATCGCCTGACAGATCGGCAAATGTTGTTAAATCGGCACTCATTGCACAGGCAGCGGGATCGGGCAATTTTGTACCAGTGGCGGCGACGTCAGGCGGCAACCTGAAAATGTCTGTACAAGAATTTTCAGACGGGGTTGACGTTGGCAATGGGGCGGTAGGTTCTGAAACATTACGGGTCACGATTGCAAGCGATAGCACGGGTCTGATTTCTGTTGACGACAACGGAGGTAGCCTCACAGTTGACAACGCAGCCCTAAGCATCGCGGGCGGCGGGGTTGAGGCTTCAGCTTTGCGTGTGACGTTGGCAAGCGACAGCACAGGGTTGTTGTCAGTCGATGATAACGGCGGATCATTGACGGTTGACGGTACGATTACGGCTAGTAATGCGGCGGGTGATGTAGCCCACGATGCGGCTGATTCTGGAAATCCCATCAAAACGGGCGCAAAGGCGGTCAACTTTGACGGCACGGCTCCAGGAACGGCCGTGGCAGAGAATGACAGAGTAAATCATATTGCTGATGTTTACGGCCGTCAATTTGTGGAAACGGCACACCCCAACCATTGGCATGTTTCGGCAGATTACGCAAGCGCACAAACAAACACAACCGTCAAGGCCGCACCAGGGGCAGGGCTTAAACTATACATTACCGACATTGTAATTAGCAATGGGGCAACGGCTGGAAATATTACGTTGCTTGACGGTTCCGGTGGATCGGTTGTGTTTGAATTATACCCAGCAGTCAGTGGCGGGGCAGCTATGCCATGGAGAACGCCGATTGATCTAACTGCTAATACGCTATTGGCAATTACCAGCACGACAGTAACAACACACTCAGTCACGATTAGCGGATACACGGCTCCATAATGACGCTTTTAATATTATTTGCCGGCTCAGATAGCGCAGTAGTTGTCATTATTGTCGGCGCGGCCGAAGATGCGGCGTTTGTGAGAAAGGCAAAATTGGCCGCTAATGTCAATAATGAGAGTGTGCTATATGGATTTGTCACAAAAGAAGAGGCGGCTAATGTGGATGAAGGTTTTGCGAGTAGCTAATCAGAGGCAACTATGGCGACAAAAGTAAAAGAATTACACAATGCAGATGTTGATTTTAGATATGTTATCTGGTGCGACCTGGACAGCACAAACGACGGCACGGCGGCAGATAATGGCTATCTGCAAGGGGCAACTATTAGCACATCCGTGTGGACGCTGGAAACGGGATTAACTGAGGTGTCAGAGGACAGCGCATCTGTCACGATTGGCGGCATAACCTACGACGTTAATACGGTGGCGACGATAAAGGTTAGCACGTCTAGTACCTATGTCGGGCAAACATTGACGGCAACCAACAAAATCGTAACATCTGATGCCCGGACATTGAATCATACATTATTGATTCCTATTGTATAATTAAAGGTATTTAACAGGTGATTGATAGGTGGTTGATAGACAATTGCCATATAATTAAAGGAGATTTGAAAGATGGATATTTTGGGAACGGCACTATTATTAGCAGTGGCAAATACAAAAATTGTGGATTTTTTTGCAAATCCCGCTAAACAAAAATACGCAAATGTAGATTTTTGGTGGCTTATTTATGTCGCACTAGCAACGGGGGCAGCAATTGCCTGGTTTGCTGACATCAATTTGTTTGCTGATGTAATCGCGGATGTATTAGCAGGTCGAATTTTGACGGCTGTATTAATTGGCGGAGGGTCTAGCTTAATCCATGACGTATTTGATAATTCATAATGGATAATGAATGGACACGGCCGCTTACGCTTTGCTGGATGAATCATTGCAGCAACTATCGGAGTACAGTCAGCGAGCGAAAGGCGGCTTGTCTTTTATACAACGCCAACAAATTTGTACTGAAATGATTAACATCCTATATCGTGTTGAGGTTTTGGTGGAATCAATCATAGGCGAGATGGGATGCGAGGAAGATAGATATGACCCCTGCCGAGATTAAACAAGCGTTTATGACTGATCATGAATTTCAAATACAAGAAGAAGTGTTAGACTTTGATGAATTAACCAATAGGCTGATCGCGCTGGAGCAGCAACACGAAATATCTTCGTTAGAGATATTCAAGAAATATTTACGTGGTGAACTGACAGATGACGTTATGACAGAGGCGTGGACAGGCTTGTTTTTCCTTTACCTAGGTACGGCTGAAATTAGATCGTATTCTTGTTAGATGGGGTAATGTATGACACCGGCTGAAATCAAACAAGCATTTGCTAGTATCTTTGCTGAAATCAAAAAAACACAGGAGCTAATCAGTCAAGAGCTAACATACAACCGGCTTCTTGCTGAAAAAAGGTTTCGAGATTTTGGAGAAAACAGTCAGGAATCAGGCATTATCTATCGCAAAACTTCAGGAACAAGTTGATAAACAGGCGAGATACTGGCAAGCAATTGGCGAGCCTGTACGTAAGAAGCATGACACGGGATACTTTCAAGATCGGGGCAAACTTCTAGCGCAGATTGTGGAATTATTCTCAATGGATGAGCTAACGGCCGTATGCTTTGAGATTGGTGTCTTTTGGGATACATTGGCAGGGGATACGCTTCAATACAAAACGCGGTCACTGATTGAAAGTTTGGAGCGGGAAGGGCAACTGTACAAACTGCTAGACGAATGTGGACGGCAGAGACCTGAGGCAGAATGGCCTATGCTATAGGCAAGAAAAGAGCCCTTAGTGACAACGTTCGCATAATTCGCAATCATTGCAGATTGCCGTGATTCTGCCACACAATGCACAATTTTCGTCATAGCGAGTACCGCCCCATTTACAACCAGGCCGTTCTTCGATTACCAGCTCCCCACTGGCGATCATATCCATCACTTCACCCTGCACGGGGGATTCCCCGTCATAGGGTGATAGGGGAATGGGTAATTGATGACGCCGTAGGATTAGTTGATGAATTCGTCGAATTAGAAAAACAAAGGAGATAAAATGGATAACCTAGAAAAAGCAAAGCAGTTGGCAAACAGACCCTATGTGGTGGAAATGTATCGGGACAACACAACAGATGGTAAGGGCTTTGTGTTTTTAGCAGTTAATCCAGAAATTAAACGTTGTAAAGCTCAAGGTCTAACAATGGAGGAGGCCTTAAGTAACCTAGATGATGTTCGCATTATCCTTTTTGAGCATTTTCTTGACCATAACTTGATTATTCCTGCCCCAGCATGGGAACCGGATTCAACCAAATCTGACTATTTCATAATATCTTTCAATGCCGTTTCCAATAATTGATCATCCGTTAAACAAGTGTCAAGCAAAGATTAGATACCCGAGCCGGCGTACTGCTAATCGTGACGCGAAATACAGAACCCAAAAAAGCGGGATTATTTTTGAGCCATATGAATGTCCTGTCTGTTTTTGGTATCACCTAACATCATTTGGATTTGTGGGGCAAGATCAAAAAGAAATAAAGAGGCTTTTACGGAGGTAGAAATGTGGCAAAAAATATTGTGGTATCTAAAGCAATTGATTCCATTATCATATTGGACAACATACACACAAAACGGCAACCGGATCATTGTATTTTGGCGCATGTGGTTTGGACATAGCTATGACATCCTCGAATTTAATGTTGAGCCTGTGTCCGAGCAAGAAGCTGCATGATCCACATCTGTCTCTGTCTTGTCACGATTTCCCTTGCCCTTGCCCCCTCCCCGCCGCCGCTTGATACATTGCCGCTATTAGTCACCGTGTACGATACCGCGCTGTGTGCGCCAAATACACCTTGTCTGCAAGGCAACGGAGATGGGTACTTTGCCAGCATGATACCTGTGTCTGGCGAATGGTATGGCCGCATGGCAGCATGTAACCCATCTCTATTCGGTCGCTGGCTTTCAATTGACGGCATTGGTGAGGTTTATTGTGGTGATAATTTTGGTATGATTGATGGCGTTCCTGTTGAAACAATTGTCATGATTGACGGGGAATGGGTGGCACGGATAGATACTTTTTGGCCTGTTGCAGAGCAAGGTTATCCTGATTGGAATTATTACAGGTTTTACAATTGGCGGGTGTTACCATGAGGCATAAATTAAGCATCATAAATCATGTAGACGATACGCTGAAGATGATCGGCTGTGAAACGTGTAGCCTCCGTTTTATGGTAGAGATTGCCGAGAACGGCCGTTTCGTTTCGGGCTCAAAGATAAACATCAATCCAGGTGATGTTGACGCGGCACATACCCTATTTTTAACGCCTGACGTTGATTTGGTTATGGATGTCAGGGTTGGGGTCGAACAGCCTTAAAAATCTTCGTCATTTTCTCATGATCAATTAGCAACAGGAAAATCACCTATGATTTGACCGCAATCTAAGCACCATTCAAACCAGATATAGTCTCCTGCCCCGATGCCAATATCATCTGGCACATAGCCCTCGAATTCAACCCCATCAATTTCACCACTATTTCTATCACTGCTTTTTGCCGCAATTGATGCAGATCGTTCACTGCTGCATTGTTTGCATTTCGCCATCTCGCCCTTCCTTCGCCTTCTTCAACAACCTACGGACAATAATAATATCATCCAAGCCCGCACTGAATACTGCATCTATGAATTCCTTTTTCGCCGTCTTGCCGTGAAAGCCGAGTGCCGCCAATGTGGATGATAGCTTTTGGCGGTATTCAGCCGAACGTTGCTTGCCTGATTTTGGTTTACTCATCTAATGCCTCCATTACTTCATTGCAATCTTCATAGTGCGAACGAGTTTTCTTGTCATCGTTCGCTTTCTACGCTTTTGTGACTTGCTCAGGTTTTTTGTTGATCTAACTCTTCGTAAATTGAGTTTGCCAGTTTTTCGTTTTCATCGGTCGGCCATACCCTGTCACATTCTGCCAGAATCTCTTTTTTTGATTTATTAGCAAACCAATCTTCTATCCAATTCCACCCACCCTCGGCAGAGCCAGTATATTCAATTATCTCATCTCGGTTATAAATGTCGCTTGAATTCATTTCAAATCTCCTTTTGTGTTAGTTGTTCGTTTCTTAATTAACTACAGTATACCACCTGTTACGTAACGACAGTGTAAACTACTTTACACTTGACACCTCAATTATAATATTCATATGGTTACTTCGTTTCACGTTGGGATTGGTGGCAATAAAGACGGTATCGGGCAATGGATGCGTTCTCTAAACGATGCTGGTATCCCCTTCCCGCTTAAATCCGTTGACGAATACGGCGTATTATTTGAGGCATTGACGGTTGGCATCGAGCGCAATATTACCAACTGGCTTGTCTACCGCATGAGTGAATTTGAACACAGCGCGGCGGGCGTGCGAGAAACGCCCGACTATACCCTCCCCCCCTACGATGCGGCCGTTAAACATTGGCTACCTATCGAAGCTGCCCTCCCTCCTGAGTTTGATAAGATGGCCGTTTACATAGAACCGTTTAACGAAATCCGCATGAAAAAATCGCCCGACGATGTGCAATATAAGGATATGAACGCCGCCGACTGGATGGGTGAATGTTGTTATCATCTGGCGACATTTGCCAATGAACGTGGGTATAAGGTTGCCTTGCCAGCGATTAACAGCGGGGAACCTGGCGAAAAAGACGCTGGCATGATGGATGTCGTCACTCAGTACAGTCAACCGGGGATGCTAAAACTCATCGCCTACGCCGCCGAACATCCTGATATGTGCCTCCTGTCAATTCACGAGTACATTTGGGACAGATATTTGCATGAGGATGAATCGTGGGCAGACTGGTATCCATATTTATTTGGGCGTTTTGAGGGGTTGATAGCCGCCGCTGACAATGCGGGGATACCACGGACATTCAAGTGCATTGTAAGCGAGTGGGGATTTGACCGCGAAAAAGCACCGCGCTGGAATGAGGCCAAGCCGATCATAGAACAATACACGGCATGGATGGTACGATGGGCGCAAATCATCGTCGGCACTACCGCTTGGACATTACAAAACGGAGAGGGCGGGGTTGACAATGACGTACAGACATGGATAGAGCCACTCATCCATTACACGATATATGAACGGCCGTTACCCGCCGAACAGCCGCAAATCACACATGAATTATTTGGATCCACCCTACCGCAACAGGAGAAACCACCGATGATTAACACGCAAACAATAGACATCCCTGAGGATGCTACAAATTTTGAGATTGGCATTGTAAACAAAAGCGGGGAGATTATCGACCCTACGATATTTTATGATGGCGAAAACCTCCCTATTCAGATCATGGTTACTAGCACACTGAGCGGCGAGATACCGCCGCCACAATTCCCCGCTATTGTCCCAAATGCTTTAGGTGTCGATGTGTCCGCTCATCAGGGCAAATTTGATTGGGAAACGGCCGTTTCCAATGGTGTCACCTATGCCATTATCAGATCATCAAATGGACTAGGCAGTACGTCAACAGATCAAAACGGCCGTGACGAACAGCTATTCAGAAACGCAGGTAGATTGACGGAGCGAAATATGCCGTGGGCAGTCTATCACTTTTTGCAGGATGGGCAGAGCATTGTCAAACAGGCGGAACTTGTCAATGATATTCTGGCAGAATTAAAGGCATTGCATATGTATCCAAAAACGGCCGTCTTTAACAATGGCGTGACATTGCCAACGCTGTTTATTGACGTTGAAAAGGCGACATTGACACCCGATCAAATTAAACTATTTGCTGATAATATCCCGTTTAGATACGGCATCTACACACGTAAATCATTATGGAATCCTATCATGGCAGGAACGGCCGTTTGGTGGGAAAATATTTGTTGCTGGGTAGCTGCATATGGTAAAAACGATGGCAGTGTTCCGCCGTGGAAACCTGGAACGCCATATGGATTTAAGCGTAATACAATTTGGCAATACACAAGTCAGGGCGGGCATATCATCGGCTCAACCGCTGGCCTGGATTTGAATATAGCAACCCCATTTGAACAGGAAACCGAACCGCCTGACATTGACCCCCCTACTGGCAAAACATACGATTTGTTGGGCTACATGATGGGCGACGGCCGTTTATTCGAGTTCCAGCTATCTGATGCCAACAGAAACGCCACAAACCAAGAGCGCAATCAAACGCAGTCTGAGGGTGAATTATTTTATATTGTCAAGGGGGAGAATCAGGGCGTGTGGGAGCGATACCATTACAATGACGAATACATTTTACAAGATACGGATACATCACCAGCCAACGCCAGCGACGGTACAGAACGATATTACCAAGTGCGGAGAGCGGATGGCGTGACTCTGGTTCCGTATACCAAACGACATATGAAAATTGGCGAGAAGTTTATCGGTTCCCCCCACTGGGTACAATTCTACAGAAAATCAGATTGTGAGCTGCATCCTGAAAACAGCGGTGAAGCCACAAATGTGACGACGCTAATTGCTCATTATGATTTTTATGAATTTGATAAATTAACAGTTGCAGATGTAGTTGTGGTTGAGTCGGGCGGAGAAACACACTGGTTTGCACGGGGATACGGCCGTGTCGCCTGGTATTCAATCTGGGGTAATGCTGAAATCAGCGAGGAGCATGCGCCAGGGCAACGGCCGGATATAGTGAGGGAGGTTATCGGGTGCTTGGATTAGTAAGACGGCCGTTCAATTCGCGGCGTATGTATTCCTGCGAATCACTCACGCCCCTCAGAACAGCAATAGCAGCTTGTGCCATAAATGTATGAACATCACCTCCGACAACTGGCATCATTGACCATTCGAGGTCATTACTATCCTGTATTTTGTCCCACCATTCACCAACTGCGGCGGTTAGCGACACTTCCAACTGTGCAATATCTGAAACTTTCATGATTTCTCCCTGACTTCAGTACGAGGCCGCAGAAACGGCCGTTTATTGGGTTGTTTACTCATAGGTAAACAAATCATCATTATCCCCGTATTCCTCTTCCCAATCGGGGGATGGGGGTGGTTCTAACAATGGCTGGCTTGAGACTTCTTCCGTTTCTGCATCGTCGTTAAATTCCAAAATACGTATATTGCTTGGCTGCTTGCTGGCAAAATTCTCATTAATCAGACTGAGGGCGCGGTATACATCCTGCTCTGCTCGTTTGTTTGCCACCCACTCCCATGTTCGGCCGTTTGGCGGATCAATGGGGTCGCCCTTTGCCCTGCTTTTGGTTGCCTTTCTGGCGACCATATCCGCCTTTTTGATGACACCGATCCCCGTTCTACATACCATCTGTTGAGCAACTAGCCAGGGGACGCCCGATTCAACTAATTTCAGATACTCGCTCAGGCGGTACGCTTTGCAAATTGAAGCGACGTCACCAGCTAAAATATGGTACTGCTGCCGTTCCTCGCCTACCATTGTACGCGGTTCATAAACGCGCCGCGTCTGGTCGGTGTCCTCATTGTCAATATACCAGATGGGTGTATCAACTTCCCGCGCCTTGCGTCGCCAGAAAGCAATTCCCAACATGACGACATTTTTCCCCTTCCAGTCCTTCCAAATATGAATTTCCCCCGTTGTCGGCAGGGGATTAGCCCCCGACATAATAGCCAACTGAGCGGCTGCAATCATACCGCTCTTGCCTACATCTTCATAGGCGGGATGAAATGCCATCATGCGATCTGATAATTCCCTAATCTCATTACGCTCCCCGTAATTCGCCAATGCCGTACCGTCTACCTTTTCTAATGCCTGCGTATTATTTTCACTCATGTTATCCTCCATAGATTGACGCATCGTTTACCGTCGCGTCATAATCCTGCTCAATTAACATCTCGTCCAATTCGACTGGCGGAAGCAAATCTTTGATCTTTTGCTCTGCCTGTTCTACATAAATAACCGCTTCAGTATCTTTTTGAGCATACTCTCTTAGGGCTTTGAGTTCCCGCTGATAATGATTTGCCCATCGTGCCTTGTATGCCCTTTGTTTGGTTGTTCCTGTGAATTGACTTGCAACGTAGTGATGTGTTACTGTTGTCATGTGATTTCTCCTGTTGTGAGAACTAGCCCGATCTTTTCTGGGAGGTCGGGCTTTTTTGTTGCCTGTGTCTACCTATTATTATACACATTTTGGACTGTTTGTCAAGTCGGCTTTACGCAGAGGGACATTGCCCTTGACAAACTATGTAATATCCATTAGTATAGAGGGCATGAGTAATGAAAAAGTATTAAAAAATGACATTGCCTATATTTTAGGCATAACTCGCCAGTATTTTTATATGCTAGGGCGCGATGGGGTTTTATCCAGTGGTGATATAACCGTTAGTGAGTTACAAACAATCGTGTCTGAGTTTGTCAAAATTAAGCAAATGCGACTGGATAAGGAAAAGGAGCAAATTGAGCGGCGGCTCAAGATAATTCAGCAGCGATACACACCCAAGCTAGAAGTAACTATGTAGGATTATCCGCATCGTCGGGATACTTGTTCCCTCTTATCCCTCCCCCTCTTGACTGGCGATGCGATCATCAATTTTGTTGTGGGGCTGCCTACCTTCTCTGGCGGCTTCACAGCAAAGCGGGTGATGTAGTCCGCTTATTGTTTACCTCCTTTTTGTTGAGGGGGCGGTTGAGATGACGGCCGTTCCCCCATTAAGGAGTAGTCTACTTTGGAGTATGTAACGTGAAATCAAGCCAGTGAGTCACAAAATTGTCAAGCAGACTTGTCTGCAACGGTGGCAACCATCTGCAATTGATGGCACTGGCTCATGGGTATATACCGATTTTTGATGGTACGTGATCTGCAACACGCCCCTTTGCGGAGATGTTTCCGGATCATCGCAAAACCGGATTTAACAACACGCCACCGGTGGCGAAAGTGGTCGCCACAATACCACCTGAGACTGAACGAGATTTGACGGCGAAAGTCAGATAGAAAGCCGCTCGGCTCTACTCAAGGTCTGATGGATTTACCAGTTGGTTCGGTTCGACTCCGGCCGGTGGCTCACACTGCGGAAACCATGACCGCCGTGTAAAACTATCCCAAATTGGTGACAGCCGGAGAGTACGGCATTACAGTATGGTTGGGTACATTTACCGCTGTTCTTAGGAAATGCCAGTGGACGCTACTTAGTGCGAGTGGGGATGGCGACTTGCGACCGCCATCTTAAATGAGCAACGTTAAACCGCCCATATTAACAGAATAATAGCGGCATAAGAAACGGACTATGCAAAATCTCATGCGGGAGATTCAAGAGGCGTCGGCCACACTGTCTCCGAGTGCAAGCGAGTGTACATAGCTGGATAGGAGTATACGCAGCCAAATTAGCGACTGGCCTATTATTCTGTTTTTAATACCTTTCCTTGCAGGAGCGATTGAAATGTATACACTTGAACTTGCGAACTGTGAACAAATACTGCTGGATGAGATTGCCGACAAGGCGATGAGGCAAAAAGACGTTGCCCAGAGCTATGCACTGGCAATACTGTCTAGCGAAAAGCCTGACTGGATAGTTGTGAATAGGGCTATCATAGGACGCTGGTCACATTCAGGATTACAGCGCATAAAAAGGATGGCGTGGTCTGGTAAATGTTTTGATGATTAACAATTTAGTCACTCGAGTAAATAAACAACACAATAATGAAATACACAATTGTACGACCCAACAAAAGAATAACCCCTTCAATGACATTTGATCGTATAATGTTGCTTCACATAATCATTATACCAAACACAACCACATGTTGCGGCCGAAATGCCGAAGGGTGGGACTTGCCATTCAGGTATACAAAGCGTGGTATGCCATCGCTCAATGAAATAATAAAAAATGAGAAGGAGTTTTGCCTAAGCTGTATTCAATCAATCAAAAAATCGCTCGAATAAATAAACAGTGTCGGAAATAAAGTATACAATTAGTTGGTGTCTGTGAGCCACCGAAGCGGCTGTATAAACTTTGAAGGACAAAATGAATAAGAATCAGCTTCCCTTGAACATTAGAGTACAAAAATTTATAGTTGGTTATTTGGAAAATCATTATCATACTGATATTTGTGACACTCAACTCCACGATGAGTTTTTCCAGGAGTTTGGGGGAAAGAGGAAACGCGCAAATTGGGGAGCAGAGCGTGTATACAAAATATCCTTTTGGTTAAAAAGACTTTTTGACGAAGGCGTTTTGGATCGGGGCATCGTCTCTCTCTCCGGAAGCTGGCACCCTGGATTTCCGAAGTGGGTATATGGATACACACTGTCAAAATCGTGGAAAGCAAATGTCAAATAGACCACACTCCTTTTGGTGTGATGAGCCACCGAGGCGGCTAAATTTTTTTGGGGAATGGAAGTGATGGATGAAAACAAGTACGAAAGGGCACCGTGCGTGAAATGCGGAGGAACATGGTTTTATAAAAGCCATAATAGTTGCGTTGCCTGCAATAGGTTAAGATCGCGCAAGTGGCACCATAATAACTATGTATCAGTTGGTATATATAGAAAATACGATACGGATGATATTTTGAAATTCATCATTGATTCATGGCAAGAAAATGGGTTCCCCCCGACAATTAGGGAGATATGTCGCGGATGTAACATCTCATCGACAAGCGTCGTGTCCTATCATTTGGATATTTTGGAAAGGCGCGGCGAGATAGAGCGCAATCCGGCCGTGTCTCGTGGGATTCGATTGTGTAACTGGCGTGTTGTTTTGGAGCCAGTAGCACAAGAGAAACTTTTGACACCATAACGTCAAATTTAGTATAATGTAGGAAGCTCGTAGGGATGGCGAACCTACAGATGAGCATTAAAAATAAGAGTGTGCGGCATCATACAAGGCATCTACCTTGTGCGCTGCGGTTTACCCCTACCAATTAGCCGTTGGTAGCTATTAAATCGCACACTCGCTTAAACCGCAGCGCACAGAGCAGATGTTTTTTTGTTACCTATCGGAGGAAAGCCATGAATAAACCAACAATGAAGCGAGAATTAGCCGTATCGTGTTCATATCCATCGACAGGAACTATTCATTTTTCAGCAACAAACGACGCAGCCAGTGATGTAGCGCAATTCGGTGTTTTGCATAGCTTTGGCGATGGTAATTACCATCTAATCGTTGATCCTCGCTATGATTTTGAGGAGGTCGAGGCGTGGATTAGGGGATATGGCGAAAATTAGCGGGGGTGATCATGAAGATAACACTGGATGACGGTCAACTAAATGTCGATGCTGTTAGAGCGATGTGGGAGCAGCCAAAATTAGCAAGTCTTGAAGATGTTCTGACGGCAGTTATTTATTTTATGGATGACATCGGTCGTGACGGATACATCGGTCATGATGGGTATATAAACTATGATCGTATTTCTGCTGCCGGCATGTTGAGATATTTGTGCAATGTAGCTATATCAGAATTGCCCTCAGAAGATAGATCCGAGGCGATGGAAGGGGCAATCTATGACACAATATGACGACTATATACAGTCTGATGAATGGGACATAAGGCGCAAAGAACGGTTGGCAATTGATGAGTATACATGTCAGGATTGCGGGGTGACGGGTGTCTCGTTAGATGTTCATCATTTAACGTATGATCGTCTGGGCAACGAGCCAATGTATGATTTACTTTCTCTCTGCCGTCAATGCCACAACATAGAGCACGGATTAGAGGCGCGGGAGTATGGCATCTGTCAAACGTGTGGCGAGTATTTAATGATAGTCATCAAAAAAATTAAAGTGCTGGGTGTCAAGTGGGTTGATTATATCTGCCAAGATGGGCATTTTTGGAGCCATAAAAATGATGAATAAACGGCCGTTACCCTCAGACATCATTGATCGCTTTGGTCATTTACCAGATGCTACACACAGAACGGGCGATGAATTTTCGTCATCTTGCCCCCAATGTGGCGGCGGCCGGGGCGGGAATGATTTATCAGACCGCTTTAGAATGTGGGAGAGGCAGGGACAAGCTAGTAGCTTTTGGTGCCGTCGATGTGGGTATCAGGGATTTACAGATGATAACCAACCTAACCAAAAACCAGACCCAGCGCGTATTTTAGAATTAGAAGAAATCAGGCAACGCGAAGCCACAAAAGAAGAACAGCGATTAAAAAACCTCATTTGTGATTTACGAGAAAAAGCATACTGGCAGGGGTGGCACGATGCAATGGGGGAGAGCCAGCGGCAGCTATGGCGCAACGAGGGCATCCCTGACGAATTCCAGGCATATTGGCAGCTAGGGTACAAAGCAGAGTATCGGGGCAGGGGGTTTGTTTCCCCTGCTATGACCATCCCTCACTTTAACGACGAGTGGGAAGCATTGACAATACAATACCGTCTATTGTCTCCGCCAACGCCATCGGATAAATATAGATTCCAGGCGGGGTTACACTCTGCCTTATGGCAAGCAGACCCGTCAACCGAAATCAAAAATAGCGTTATTGTGTGCGAAGGGATGAAAAAAGCGGCCGTTACCTTTATTGAGTTAGTAGCAAGAGGAAACGGCCGTTTTTGTATTGTCTCTGTCCCTAGCAAGATGCCAAGCCAAGAATTGATCGACGTGTTGAATAATGCAGACCCACTTTACATTGTATTAGACCCCGATGCGTTTACAGGTAGGAAGCCGGCAATAAACCGATTTGCCAAAATGGTGGCAGCACCTAAACGTATTGTAAAACTCCCCGTCAAGGCAGATGACTTTTTTACGCTACACGGTGGGATGCCAATTGATTTTATCAATTATCTGAATGTAGGAAAGCCAGTATAGAGGTTGCCATGAGTAATCAAAGATTTAGCATAACGCCAGCCAGCGCAGTATCAGATGAGAGTTTAACAGACAGCATTTATAGAACGCTGGCAGCAATTGGCCTATATGGTGATAAAAACGGGTGGTGTTGGCCGCGCCAGACTACGCTTGCAAAAATCAGGGGAGTATCAAGAAAGACAATCAATATCCACATTAAAGAATTAACTGGATTGGGCTACTTAAATATTCAGCCGCGCTACGATGAAGAAACAGGAGCGCAAAAAAGCAATATGATGCAGGTCAAATTCGATAATAATTATCAAAACGTTACGGGGGGTGTAACCCCTAGGAGGTTACAGGGGGGGGGAAGTCCAGGAGGTTACAGGGGGGGGGAAGTCCAGGAGGTTACACATAACGCCCTAAAGAACGACCCAATAGAAGAGCTGATAACTTATTTTCTTGACGAAACAAAATGTAGGCCACCTAACGGGAATATGAAGGAAAAGTGGTTAGACCCGCTGGTGGCGATTTATCAAGCGTCTAGTGACGACTTTGATGAGACAAAAAGACGGATTAAAGATGCGGCTGAATTATTACGGGAAAAAGGATTTACAATCGCCAACCCTGGCAGCATCCAGAACACGGCCGTTGCAATGACATCCAGAAAGTTGGAGATAAGCTACCGATGACAAAACAGATAGATAATAAAGAAATAGCGCGACGGTTTTTTGTCCACAGTCCGGCAGATTTATCACAATCCTATGTAAGATGGGCAGAACAGTTGAAAAACAACCCTGGCATAAGATACGGGTGTGTAATGGACAACCACGTCATCCCTCTGCACCCTGGCGATTTGATGGCTGTACTGGCGCGGCCGGGACATGGTAAGTCCTCATGGATGGCCTACATGGCAAAGCACACGGCGCGGCAAATTGTCCGACGTGGTGTAACCGATGAGGTGGTGGTCTATGTGACATGGGAACAAACGGCTGAAGAGATAGAGGCATTTTTTCAAAGCGGGGGTGATTATACCAGTACGGATATGGCATGGGGACGGGCATCAATGGATGCTATCAAAAACAAGGCCGTCAAGCGTGCGAACTTACCCATATGGACGTTTGGAGAAAGCAAACGCCATGAAGGGATAGACCGGCCAAAAATGACGGTAGGGTATGTATACGATGCAATAGAGGCAATGAGAGAGGATTACGGTGTTAAGCCTGTTTTGATGTGCCTTGACTATGTACAAATCATGCCAACAAACAATAACGGCAGAAACGACAGGATTATGCAGGTACATGAGGCCGTCAACAATGCAAAGCAGCTAGCCATACGGATGGGATTACCAATTATCATTGGGGTGCAGGCAGGGAGAATGGTTGATACGTATCGTAACCCAATACCTACGATGTCAGATGCTCAGTGGTCAAGCTCAATTGAGCAGGTTGTTGATAAATTGATTGCACTATGGCGACCGTCTAAAACGCATGGCGATGAGCCGACTATAAATATCGCTGGTGTTGAGTATAAAAATGATGAAGAGTTATTCGTTATCAAGCTACTGAAGCAAAGATTTGATGCTGGCTTTGGGACGTGGGCAACTCGCTTTAAGCCACAGACACTAGAACTGTACGATTGCGATCCAACGGGCAGGGAGTTCAAATTATGATCCACTTCCCCGCATTCCCTCAGCGTCGCAATATCACGCGACGTAAAAACGAGTTCACGGCCGTTGTTGTTGGAAAGAGAATAAATCCGAAAGTTCTGGCCGCAAACCAGGCCAAAATGAGACGGCTACAAACGGCCGTAATGGATGGCAAGATAACGGCCGTTTACCTACCGATAGGACAAAGACACCATGAAAAATAATAATAATCCACTGGGCGGCTGTCAGGCTTTGATGGTTGCGGTCGTGGTAGCGGCTATCTTGTGGACACTTATTTTTATTTTGGCGGTAGGGTAGTATGTACAAATCCCCTAGCGTATGCTGGCACTGTTCAGATCGTCGCGTTTCTGCCTGGGGCAACTCAACGGATTGTCCCCACTGCACCGAAATTCCGTATTTAGAACATATGACATTGGCGTATCAATCCCAAATGAATGTGGGGAATCGTGAATTTGCGGAGCGGCGGCTCAGGGGGCAGGTTATAGGGGGATACATGAGTGTGAATGATGCGGCAGAGATACGGGCGACGGCTGGAATCGGGCAGCAAATGAGGTTGATATGATAGCGCAAGCAAACATCAAAAATCTACCATTGCGAGATGACAGCATTGATATGATTTTTACAGACCCACCCTATCTAAAAGAATATCTATATACCTATGAATATTTAGTTTTGACGGCAGCGCGTGTTTTGAAGCCTGGCGGTTTTGTTCTGGCAATGTGTGGGGGGGCATATTTGGATAAAATATTACAATATTTTAGCAGTACTGATTTGCGATATTATTGGCTGTACGCCAATGGCATGTCGGGGAAAAAGGGGGGCGTTGTGTGGAGGCATTCAGAGGCGAAAAACCAGCCCATACAAATCAGAAACAAGCACATCTTGGCCTATTATAAGCCAGATGATAGTGACAGGGGTAGTAGAGCAGTATCCAGAACGCCGACCTGTAGTTGGTATGACGGTAACGGTAAAAACAAGATTTTCCACGCATGGGGGCAAGATGTAGAAAGCGCACGATATTATATAGATTGCTTCACGCGCCAGGGGGATATAGTTTTAGATCCATTCATTGGCGGAGGCACAACGGCCGCTGCTTGTGACGTTATCAATCGGCGGTGTGTATCGTTTGATATTGATTATGCGGCGGCGATTACAACAAAATATCGCATGGAACAGGATCATGCCTATTTGAGAAATTTACCGATATTTAACGGCACTGTGACATGAAAATCATCTTAGACGGTGAACGGCCGTTATCCTGGAACACACTAAAACGTATGCACTGGCGCAAATGGCAGAATGAAGTTGATCGTGTAAAGTGGCTTGTTCGGGCAGAGCTTGACCCCAGTGAGCCGCCGCTGAATGGGCAGGTCATTATTAGGGTGACGGCATACTTCGCCCATCATCCACAGGATGCCAGTAATATCGGAGCTAAGTTGTATGAAGATGGTTTAATCGGCACGGTGCTGATTGATGACAACCCGACTTATGTATCGGAAGTGCGGACACGTAGCATGATAGATAAAAAGCGGCCGCGTGTTGAAATTGAAATTATGGGAGATGTAAATGACAGCAAAAATAATTATTAAATCCTACTCGGTTGGTTTGATACTAAAAAAGCTACGTGAAGATACGGGAATCTCACAATCTGATTTAGCACGGGGGCTTGGCTTTAGATCGCCCGCTTCTATATCTCAGTTTGAGTCTAGTGCGCGGCGTGTGAAAATCGAAACCCTAGAAATGTATTCAAAGTTCTTTACTGTTTTGTTTATTGTGGGAGGTGATGCCTGACAATTGACTATCATCATATCAATTCTGCATATTGGGCTTATGATGAATTGAGGAAAGCCGTGCTAGTCATGGCGCGGCTTTTTTTATACTTGACAACCGCATGTTTCTACATTAACATATAGCATTATGGTAAATAAAAAACAAACAACAGTAAGTATTGACAAAGAACAGCATGAGGCACTACTCAATATAAGAGATGTTGATGGCGTTTCTATCACTTTTTCAGTGCGCCGCGCTATTGCTGAGTATTTACTTCGACGCAAAAAGAAAGAAACGGAAAACAAACGCGCATCTGATTAGATGCAAAGGAAGTGCTTATGAATAATCATTGTAACTGCCCCGAGTGTTCACCCCACCTATATAAAAAGTCAGGATTGAATGGCGGGGTGATTGCAGCCATCATTATTGTTGGTCTGATATTTATTGGGCTTGAATTGGGATTTGTCGGACTGAGGGACAACCAGCAGCGAGTTGAGCCTGTGCGTATGCAATCAGCACAGCCGCGCCAACTGCCAACCGCCCCGCCATTGCCTGAGCCATCATACATAAATGAGGCGGGCAGTCCTGTATATGATTTTCGCGATAATCCCGTCATGCCAGCAGAATCGGTACAGATAGAATTAGATACGCCATTGTCTGGCACGGGTGTATTGCCTGTTCAAACCTATACGGGCGAGTTGTCAAACCAGGACGATGGTGTAATCACACCCAGCGAATTTAGGGATACATTTGGGTGGGGGCCATTGCCAATAAACAGTAATTGCAATGTGCGAGCCCCATTGGCATGTCCGGACGCGGGGGAATAATGAAACAATCAGACCTGATAACTATTGATGGATTCAAAGAGGTGGCTGGTACAAGCGGTCGCATTGGTGGCTTTATTGCCTGCTTTGCTAATATCCTGAATTCGCTATATCAACCGTATGATTTTGCCGCCAAAGATGTTGGGATTGCAATTGTATTTGGCCTCTTAATTGGTGGCATTGTTTGGGCGTTTGTTTACGCGGTGTTGACAATGACGCTAATCAGCAAATCGGTAAAGAGTCAAAAGCCAAAAAGTAAAAACAATGGGCGCCAACAGGCAGAATCGAAGCGGCGCGTATCGGGGCAGATTGATAGTATAATGTTACCGAACGGATTGACGCTTGAAGATGCGAGTGCTGTTTATGCGGCCGTTAATCGTGTCGAGATTGGCGTAGATGGAAATGGGCAACCGGCGGCCGTTACTCAGCGCGCTCTGGATGCGGTAGGAATTGGTCGATTTGGCAATCCAAATAAAGCGCAGCAAGCAATTATTTTCTTGAAGCAAAACGGGGTTATTGATGACAATGGATACCCTACCGGTTCCCCCCTACCCCACTTTAACCTATTACAGGAGCGTGGGGGCGGTGGTAGTCGAGATACCACCAGTCACCACCAGTCCACCACCGCCAATTATGGGGTGGGGGAGGTTATGAACTATGGCTAATATGTTTGATGTAGCAGCAAAGAAACTGAAGGGCAGCCCCATCATTTTATTGTTTTTTGTGGTCGCCCTTATCATGTTTGGACTGGGCGTTGTGTTTTTTGTAGAGGATACGATCAGCTCGTTCAATGGTGTCAAGCAGCTTGAGGCGGTATATGGAATCAAGCCCGTCAATCATTGGGTAACGTATATTGCAATCAGTATAGCTCCTCAAATCGCCCAACTAGGGCTGATGTATTTCTTTTTAACAAATCCACGTAAAAATGGATGGATGCCTATAATGGCGTTTCTGTTTTTGCTGGTTGATTTTGCCAGTGATTTACAGGATCGGAGTAACGGACAGTTTGTGATTTTCAACGGCGGCATTGTTGAGCTTGCCTGGAATCCAACAATCATAGCATCTGCATTTTTCACGCTGATGTATTTTACTATTGGTAGTGAACTGTTTATCAGCGTATCGGTTGGTTTGCTCCTGTCATTATTCCCTGATGCAATCAATCAATATACGCAGACGTTTACACGTACCCGCGCCGCATTAAAAAAGGCAAATGCAGATATTAAAAAAGCACATCGAGCGCACGGCACGCCAAGAAAGAAGCAAAAGCAGAATGGGCAGCATGTGGGACAGCGACATAGTCGGCATGAGCAACATACCCGCCATAATCAGGGAGGGCGGTGGTGAGTCAACTCGCAAGAGATTTTTTCACACGGCGGCAGCAAATTGATGACCAGATAGCCGCTGTTTGGTTCGGTGTTCCTAATCCCCCTGCATCGGTGATGGTGCGGCAGGAACAGCAACATCTGCCCACACCCATCAGACCCCAGCCGCTGCATATCCACAGTGGACAAACGGCCGTTCACCAAGAACCTCATACGCGCATGGTCGGGATGAAAATAGTACGCGTTTCCATCACCATTGGCTGGGGCGGTAAAACGCGCTTTTTCAGCACATTCGATAACACAGAGTACACAATAGGACAACGCAAATACCAGGAGGCGCGGGCGAATCATGGCGGTGGTTACTTCGTTTATCGTGGCGACGTTGCGGAAACGACGCGCCTGTTTCATGAGAGAAAAATAATCAACAGAGACTTCCATACACGATATGGCTTGCTGGCATGTGAAGTCGAACCGCCGTTTGTCGCCTATGACTGGGAAGGCGGAATGATAGTTGGGTGTGCTGAAGCTCAGAATATTAAAAAAGTAGCTGTTTCCGGCATTACGCCGTTGGAATATCTAGGGTGTATTTGATTTATCGCCACCCTAAAGGCAGAAAGGATAAGAAAATGAGGAAACTTTCAGATGAGTTTGAATTGATTGATCCTTCATTCATTACTAGGATTGAAGTGAAGATCACATTTGCGCTTTTGTGGTCAATTACTAAATGTATCTTTCAGCGCAAGGATTTGAAGATCACCCACACATTTACTGAAAACCCACTCATAAATCATGACATGTCAGCAGAAGACTACCTTGAGATGGCATTGGGCGATGATTGGGAAGATGTGATGTTTGAAGGCGAGCTTGAATGAATAAAACCAACTGGAAAATAATTATTTCTTTATGTTCTTTAATACTCAAAAATATGGGCGTACGTTTGATTGTGTTTGTGCTGACGTTTTTAATTGTTGTCGCGTATCTCGCACATGCTGACTTGAAGTGTCGAAAGTATGGCTATGATTCAATTGTATACAAATATCCCAGCCTGTATTGTATAGAAGAAGAAAATGAATAAAACCAACTGGACAAATAAAATTCTATGGCTTGTCTATATCGGCTTGTTGGCTGTGCTATTACCTCATACGGCGTGGATGTTTTTACAATTTGAACCGGTGGGGGATTTTTCCACTTATGTCGCGTGGGCAGCGGCTTTTACATTTGAGGCGGCTATCGCTGTACTGACCCACAAATTGGCACAACACATTGACAAGACCCCTCGGTACTCTGTGGGGCGGGTGTGGTTAAAGCGACTGGGATACCGATATGCAAACGCCTACGCATTCAGCCTGATAACGGCCGTCGCTGTATCCACCATTGCCAATGTCTCACATGCTATGCAATATGCAACAGAGGGGTTTGGTACACCCTGGCACGTTGCGGCGTTCGGCGGTGTGTTACCGTTTGCGTCTCTCATGTTCGCACGGGTATTGTCAAGCGCGAGTGATGAGGTGCAAGAGGTTGACGTTAAGGCGCAAAAGATGCGAAAGGATTTACAAGAGGTGCGAAAGAACTTGCAAGGTAAAATTGAGTTACTAAAAGTTGCTGAAATCGAACGCGCGGAGATTGAAAGTCAATTACAACAGACAGCAAGCCAACTTCAAGAAATGACACAATATCGAAACTACTGGCAAACGATAAACCCAAAGACGCAAGTGGCAATTATGTATAATGCGGGTGAAATCAAGACCCTGCAAGAGGCCGCAAATGGCGTTAATTTGAGTGAAAGCACAATTAGTAGGATTGCAAGTAGCATCAATGGGAGAGGATCATGATTACAAAGGCAACCGTCTCCTTTGAGACATCACTCCATAATATATCACTATTAACTACTCTGTATGATTTACTTGAAAACACAAAAATCACCGATAGCGCACATGACGATCTTGCTCCCGCATCCCTCGATATGTATTTTTGTTTGTTGGATACTATTCTGGATACAATGCCGGGGGTAGTTGAGGAAATGATTGTGGGCTATGGTAATCTCGAAAACGAAGCAGACATCAAACCTCCGATTTTGCTTTCAGTATACAAATTAGCGATGGAGCGGCGTGGTTATCAGATGCGTACAGCGGAACAGGCGTATCCGTTGAGGGATGTGATAAATGATAAAAAATGAAGGTGTAATCAAGCGTATTTTGGAGGCGTATGAAATATATGAATCAAACCGACGTGAAGAAAATAAATTGCAGCGTCAGGCGGGAAATAAGAGAATCGCACGAAATTATTCACCTACAAGCCACTTGATTATGCGGCTTGGAGCAATTGAGGATTTAGGAAACACCCCAACACACGATCTAGTGTTTGTTATTAGGAGATTGGCGGAAGCTGAAAACATGGGGAATGTCGAATATGTGATGTCGTTTTTGCAGGATTGTGTTGAATGAGCACCGCCTATGCTATACTCCCCCTATGTATACAAGCGAGAATTCACACGCGAAGCAGAGCAAGATGACAGAAGCCACCTGTAATTTTCTAATAAAACAAAGGGGAATAGATGACAAAACACATAAGGGCGTGTTACGATGATTTTTGAGACATTGTACGAATCGGCAAAACGCAATGAGCTAATTTTAATTGATGGTGGTATTTGTCACTGGCATTTGCGCCGTGACAAGCAATTGACCATCCGCGAAATTATCAGCACACGACCTGGTGCTGGTTCCGAGATGCTGGCGCAATTGACAGCCGTTCCTGGTGCTGAATCTATATTTGCTAAATGCCCCGCTGATTTACTGGCAAACGATTGGTATAAAAAACGTGGTTTTGTCTGCGAAGGAACGCAAACAACTAAAGGCGGAAGGAAACTGAAATTGTGGCGGCTGATATTGAACTAATCTATTGTGCTGGTAGTAACCGAATGTTTGCCCAAATTGCCATTGATGCTGGTTTTTTGTATGGCGCACAGTTACCGAGCACGGTTTACCACTCACTCCATTTTGCGGATCAGAACTGGAAAAACCCAGATCGCGGAAAATACATATCAGCATTAGCAAAACATCGGCCGTTCATGGCCTCAGTGCTGGACTTTGAGCGTATGGAACAGTTGCCAGAGGTGTTGGCATGGGCAGAGGATGCGGCGCAGTATATTGAGGTCGTGATAATTATACCTAAGGTGTTTGGTGGCATCTCAAAATTACCTAGCGTGATTGGTGGCAAACCAATTCGTCTTGGTTATTCCGTACCGACAAAACACGGTGGAACATCCGTTGGTTATTCAGAGTTCGTCGGCTGGCCTGTGCATCTGTTAGGTGGCAGTCCGCAGAAGCAGATGAGATTGACGCGATACTTAAATGTTGTCAGCATAGATGGCAATATGCACATGAAAATGGCGATAAGATATAATGCGTTTTTTGATCCTGAGAAAATAACAGTGCGTGGATATTGGCCGACGCTTAAAGATTACGACGGTCAAAAATGGGGGGACGGGAGCAAGAAATCAGGTGCTCCATATGAAGCCTTTAGACGTTCGTGCGTAAACATCATGTCGTTTTGGCAAGACCGTTTTATTTACAGTGGCATTAATGGAGGGTTTGAAGTGGCAGCGTAATATCGAATGAGCACCTCTTGTGCTATACTCCCCCCATGTATACGAACGAGAATTCACACCGCATCTTCACGAGAAGCGGAAAACAGCGGGCATTATGGCAGCGGTTATTCCATATGGATACCCTGCCCGTCACATCCGCATTCCCGCACGAGGGTGCAGACATTTACGGCCGTTCAGCATGGCACTATACGCTAGACGTTGCACGTATGAATCCCCGATATATGCGGCGGCTGGCAAATCATGTCGCTAAATGGAGCAGGGATTATGCAGAGACACTTGACCGCATACAGCGCGAGGGTTGGCAGATTGATGCAATTGATTGTTTTTTAGTTGAGGCGGCGGAGGGCGAAAGCCTGAAGCCGTCTTTTTATTTGGGGCGGGAATTGTTGCTTGACCCAATATGATACAATGAAGCTGTCCTGAAGGTCGCTCTGGGTGTGGCGATGATAAATCGGTTTATCAAAAATAGCGGCGGCTATGTGGGTTCAATTCCCATCCTTCGGGAATATTAAGGAATAGACAAATGGCACAGAAGGTAATCCAGATCATACCGCTAGTTGATTGGTATGTTTCTTTTGATAATGGCGACGGTACATATTACTCTGTGCCATTAACTGGCGCATGGCTAGATGATAACGGGGAAATAGGCGTTTTTGATATAGATGCCTCCGGCCATGTGGAACTATATCCTAGGAAAGAGATGGATTGTGTTGGGATATGGCACAGGTCACAAATACCAGGTGCTTATAAAAACAAAGGGGAATAGATGGCAAAATATAAATGCGATTCATGCAAAAAGACATTCAAAACGCTGGGCGGAATTAGGCGACACAGGGAGCCTTTTCCCCGCGAGTACCAGAATAAAAACAATCGTGTAAGATGCGTACCAAGGAAGGCGAGATGAAAAATCAGTTGGTGTGGAAAGAGGTGATTAAAGATTATAGTATTCTTGCCTGTAAAACTCCTTATGGAGCCGTTATAATGATTGCAAATCATGTATCCTTTGGTGATATTTTTAGCCAGACGCAGTGGTTGGGGGGATTTGTTGATTTAGATCATGCAAAGCGTGTATGTTACGAATGGATAGATAAGGACATAAAACTTGAGAAAAGAATGCAGCGGGCAGAAGAAGCGTATAATGCTATTATGCAGGGCGGCGAATAACTTGTCCATATGTTATCAGTATGTACGCCAATGGGTGAAAAATGGGTGAGAAAAAGAAAACTGAAGGGAAGTTTCAAATTAACTTTACGGAATGGGATGCCGACAAAGAGGTATTTGTTTCTGCTCCCCAGGTTGGCACGTACCACGAGATAACTTCGGACTTTGACTGGTCAGGTATATCTAACCCCATTAAAAATTATATTCTTGACAGCATGGACAAAGAAGATGAGATAAAAAACGACATTGAATTTATTATAACGGCGATAAAAAAGGGTGTGATAGCGGCAGATGAAATAGAAACAAGGGAAAAACTAGCCGCCTATGCCCATGAGGCGTGGGCTGGCTGGAAAAGGCATGAATTTGGTAAGGGGGATTTTAACGCAGACGGCACATGGACAATGCCAGCATGGGCAGTAACCCGATGGACGCGACAAATGAATACGCCGTATGACGAACTGTCAGAAAGCGAAAAGGAATCAGACAGGAAAGAAGCGCGTAAAATGATGGCGATAATGGGGGGCGAGAATGACCCAAAAACAACCCCACTATAACCTAATCGACATGATAGAAGCGGTTCAGGGTTTTGGCAATTCTGCCTATACCGTTATCCCCAGCGGTATCGCACGAGACATTTTGCGAGAATTGAAGCGGTTGTATGAGTTGGAAACGGCCGTCACTAAACTTGCACAGATACCCGTCAATTCAGCTACAGCCATTACGCCGCACATGTTGCATGAGCTGCTGACATGATAGTAAAGCAATTAGAGATAACTTATAGAGACTATGATGGGATAACATCGCTCAAATTATGTGGGGAGTTGAAAAACCTGCTATTGGCAAAACAAGTCCTGAGGGGTGACGGATTTATACAGGTTGGTTTTAATGGGAGCGTTATTGAAATTCCGTCCGAATGTGTAATTGATGCCAACTATATCTATTATGACGAGTCGGGGCATGAGTAAGCGGGCTATTCGCAGGCATCATTATCAAAGACTAAAGAAAAAAAGGCGGCATTGGTGGGGTGGTGTTGACGACGAAACGGCCGCCTTTCTAGTGACTACCCCTACTCCGTGCAGTTGCCCAATGTGCGGGAATCCGAGGCGGCATTTTGGAAAGCAGACAAGACAAGAATTACTGATTTACTTGTGAGTAGCTAACTATTAAACCCCATGAAACCATACCATAAAAACCCACGCACTATATCAGATTCTCAAAAGGAACAGCTCGCCTCCTCGCTTTTTGAATTAGGCGATCTTTCCGGCATCATCCACGACCTAAACAGTGACCAGGTGATCGGCGGCAATCAACGCAGCGGTGTATTTGATATTAACGAGTGTGAGATTGAATTGACGCATACATCAGATGAGCCAGATGAGCAGGGAACGATAGCACATGGTTTTATCAAATGGCAAGGCCACCGATACGCATATCGACAGGTGCAATGGACAAGCGAACAGTGTGAAATTGCAAATATCAGAGCAAATAAATTGGGCGGGGAGTTTGACCTTGAGGCGTTGACGCGGGATTTTGAAACGGCCGTATTGATTGATAGTGGGTATGGGCAGATAGAGATTGATGAGATTTTGGCAGAGCTTAAAGCGGGGATGCCATCAGAGGAAAGCAAAGACGCGGAGCCGCAAATATCCCGTGCCGATGAATTACAAAAGGAGTGGCAGGTTGAAGCGGGGCAGATGTGGCGATTACCAAGCCGAACGGAGGGACAAGAGCATAGGCTGATTTGTGGGGATTGTACAGACGCGGATGTGGTGGCGCGGGTGATGGGTGGGGGTATGGCTGAAATGGTATGGACAGATCCCCCCTACGGCGTGGCGGTAGGTGATAAAAATAAATACCTCAACTCGATTGCTCCGAGCAATCGAGTTGAGGAGAATGGCGAAATTATCTTGGATCCTTTCTCTGGTTCTGGCACAACCATCATAGCCGCCGAAAACCTTTCCCGTCAATGCCGCGCCTGCGAGATAAGCCCACCATATGTTGCGGTAACATTGCAACGCTACCAAGACGCATTCAACATTACGCCGGAGTTAGTATCATGACCCCCCAACACGATGCCATTCTGGCGGCAGGGCAGGAATATGTTAAACGCCTTGCAGAATGGTTGCAAAAAAACCCAAATGCAAACGAGGCAACCGTCGCCCTTGCGATGGCAAATGGCGAGATTCCGATAGGTGAGCCAAGAGGAGACGGCCGTCCTACAAAACTAAACGAAACGACACACCAGATCATTATTGATGCTGTGAGAGAGGGGGCGTATTATGAAGATGCGGCGAATGCGGCGGGGGTTGAATATAGAACACTCCGCAATTGGTGTACACGAGGTGAGAGAGAATCAGAACGGCGCAAAAGCAAACGCGTAAAAGACGGTACAAAACAATGGGAACATGAGGAAAAATACTTTCAGTTTTTTCACGCCTTAAAAAAAGCAGAAGGGGATGCGGTCATTGGGAATCTTGCTGGAATAGGCAAGGCGGCGAAAGATGGACATTGGCAGGCTTACGCCTGGAAACTGGAGCGACGATACCCGAAACGATACGGCCGTCATCACCATACAGCAGATATTACCAGCGATGGAAAACCTATTCCTATTGCTATTGTCAACATGGACGTATCAAAATTAAAGGGTAGTGACGAATGACGGCCGTTATTGCTATTTCAGAAGCAGGATTTATTACCTATGGCGGAGCGCGTGAAGCGTTTTATGATACCTCGCCAGAGGTTATGTTATCGGGGCCATACGATACGGGGAAAACACTATCGGCATTGCACAAATTAAACATCTTAATGGGCATGTTTCCAAACGCCCGCGCCTTAATGGTTCGCAAAACCTATAAATCACTTATCAATTCTGTTGTTGTGACGTGGGAACGAAAGGTGCATAATGAACGTATCGGGCTTGATCCTACCTATCCAATAACCAAACATGGGGGTAGCAAGCCAGAATGGTATGACTATCCCAACGGTTCGCGCATCGTTTTAGGCGGGATGGATAACCCGCAAAAAACGCTATCAGCAGAGTATGATTTTATTTATGTGTCACAAGCCGAAGAATTAATAGAGGATGAATGGCAAGCGTTGACCCGTGCCGCCTCAGGGCGTGCGGGGAATATGCCCTACACTCAGGTCATGGGGGATTGCAATCCAGACGTACCCGAACACTGGATTTTGCAGCGGGAAAGAATAAACCTTTATGAGTCTCGCCACGAAGATAACCCCACTATTTTTGAGCGAGATGAGTTTGGAGAGTTGACGGGTGAGTATGAAATGGGGGGCGGTTCACGAATGGCAGCACTTGACGCCATGACAGGGGTGAGGTACAAGCGTGGCCGATTGGGTTTGTGGGTTGGGCGTGAGGGGCAGGTGTACGAATATGATCCGGCCGTTCATTTGATCAACTTGAAAGACTGCCCCCTATTCGTGAACCGTTACCGTGTTGTTGATTTTGGATTTACAAACCCATTTGTTTGTCAATGGTGGGGAGAAGATGGAGACGGCCGTTTGTATATGTATCGTGAAATATATATGAGCCAACGTACAGTTAAGGTACACGCAGAACAAATCAACAAACTGAGCGAGGGCGAACGGTATGCCTTGCCGTCTATTTGCGATCATGACGCAGAAGATCGGGCAACTCTGGAAGAAAACGGGATTCCTACTATCCCGGCGATTAAATCAGTACGGCAGGGTATTGACGAAGTAACAGAAAGGCTTAAGATATTAAGAGATGGCAAACCACGTTTGTATATTTGCCGTGACGCACTGGCTGAAGCCGATCCTGCTATGAAAGCATCGCGGCGACCGACTTCTACTGAACGCGAATTTTCGGGATATGTTTGGCCTACTGTGAAAACTGGCAGGGCGGCAGACGAAAAACCCGTAAAGTCGGACGATCACGGGATGGATGCCATGCGGTATATGGTTATGCAGTTTGCTAATAAAATAGACTATGATGTTTACAGAGGGTTGGGCGAGCTTGACAATAAACCTATTTTTGACAGGGGAGTAAGTGACAGATGGCGATAAGACGAAACGACAACGGGACAGTATTAAACAGGCCACAAACGCAAAAGAAACGGGCGGGCGTATTTGGCGAGATAGGTACATCGGGAATTGAAGCGTGGTCGGGTATTATCCGCCAGGCATACATTGCCGATCTAACGTGGCCGAGTGCATGGCCTACGTACAGTCGGCTCTATCGCGCTGACGATGAAATTACGATTATCCGCCAGGGTTATACCATGTTTGCACGGCGACTTGACCTGACAGTAGAGCCGCCAAAAGACCCCAGTGATGACGATTTGGCTGTCGCCGAATATGGCTTGCAGATGTTTGGTGAAATGGAGGGCGGGTCACATTCGTTTATTGAAACGGTAATCAAGACGGCATTCTATGGATGGACATGGTTTGAAACGGTGATGGGGATGCGAAACGGCCGTAACTTTGATGGCTGGGTTAGTCAGTACGATGACGGATTGCCGGCTATCCGCAAATTGGCATTCCGCGATCATTCCTCATTTGTCCGGTGGGATATGGATGATGCGACGGGTACACTTCACGGGATGGAACAGATGGATGCACCTAACCCGTCTATCGTTATTCCGCTAGACCGATCAATACACGTCACTTACGGCGACCCCAGCAATCCAGAGGGATTGTCACCTATGGAGGCACTATACAGATTAGAGCGCATCAAATGGGGATTGACGAATATTTTTGGTATTGGTTCTGAGCATACAGCGGGGCATTTGTCCGTTACTAGCGAGAAGCCGTTGGGAGACCTAGACACGCCTGTCATTCGTCAAGCGGCGCAATCAATACAGGCGGCACAAGAGAACAACTTTGCTATGTGGCCGCCTGGTGTGAATGGCGAACTTATCGACACTCCATTCTCGGCAGCGGCTGTGCTTTTGGAAGGAATCAAACACTGGGGCATGTTGAAGCTCCAAATATATAATATGCAACATGTCGCTATGAGCACCACCTCTGGCGCGGGTTCGTTTGCCGCCATGAGCGACGCGTCCGCAATGGCTGTCATGATGTTTAACGGCATGATGGAAGGGATGTTCAAACAGGTGAGCCAGCAGGTGGGCGAACAATTATTTAATCATCCGCTTGTGAGGAAACGCTATCCAGGCATGACCGGACTCCCCACTGTTGGCGTGACAAAGATTGAAAAGTCAATCTCACTCACAGAGCTGTCAACATTCGCCAATCAAATGTTCCCCATCATGCCGATGGGTGACGATGATATTATCGCCATTAGAAAAAAATCAGAATTTTTGCCAACAACGCTACCAGAGGAAACGGCCGTTTCCCCCACCCCGCCAGCATCGCAACCAGACGATGAACCAGAAGAGGGTGAGCCAGATGAAGATGACAGTGCAGAATTCCACGTCTCCGATTGGTGGGCTTTGCGACAAGAGATTTTTACAGATCGCAACCTGCAACAGGATGATTTAATTAAATTATTAGACGCTGCAACAACGCGCGGGGACTTGAAGATGATTCGGCATGAATTGGCGCAATCGAAAACAGATAAAAAAATTGTCAATGATTATGGTGATGAAATCGCATTGCTGGTTATGAAGGCGGACGACAGGAGATTGACCAAGCAAGAATTTATAGGCAAGATGCGCGAAACTGTATTCAATAATATTGAATTGATGTTTAGGCGCGGAGCGAATATAGATTCACGACAGTTATTATTGCCACATGAAATCGATGTATTAAACGAAGAACTTGAAACTCACTTTGACAGCATTGAAAAAATGGCAGACGAATTATATGACAATGAATAATGACGCGATTGAATTGGGTCGCTTGCTGGATGCCTTGAAGAAAAGGTTGCCTAACCTTGCAAACCGCATACGCATTTGGAAAAATAAACTTTTTGGCGTGCGCACTCGGGGGCAGGTTCAAATAAGGACAGAGGTGTTTCTTATGTGGGAGTTGGGTCTTACCGAAAAGCATTGCGTTGATTGTCTTAGATTGAACGGACAAATACATAGTGCTTCGGCATGGCGCGGCGCAGGCATTCAACCGCAATCACCCGATCTTGAATGTGGGGGCTGGCACTGTGATTGTGAGTTGATTCAAATGCCAAGCGATTATGACGGTGGGGAATCGGGAGAATTTTAATTTATGTATACCAAACCTACCATAACAAAAGAGAAACGGCCGTTGTCTCCCGCCGAAATCAATCTAATAAGGCGCGCCCGCAGTCTCGCCCGCACGGGCGATAGTATACATAATTTACAGTTTGTTGTGACGAATAGGGTTTGGAGCTTGTCTGTCGATGGTGGCAAGCTGGAGAGGTTGGGCAATAATGAATGACGTAGCACATGACCTTAAAAGTTTTGTTGTAGATACTAATGCTATTGAAAATCTTCGTGAGGTAATGATTACCACATTTCCTACTATAAAAATGTACGGGGTTACCGTATCGCAGATGGATATAGATGAGAAGATGACGGAATATGGGCGGTCATTTAATCACGGCCGTCCACGGAAGGTATCTCTTAAACGGCCGTCTCCTCAACTGAGTCGTAGAAAATTAGAGACTTTCAGGGCATTGGCAATATTGGAAAGCACTATGAGGCAAAATGAATAGGTGTAAATCGTGCAAACACTGGACAGAATCGGAAGATCATTTCCTCTCGCACTTGATGAAACCCTATGATTGGGAGGCTGAGGAACCTATGAAATTTGACTTTGAGGTGCGCTACTGTGATTCACCCTCGCTTTTGTTTTCTCAGCGACCGCTATATGCAAATGAGGCAGCCGTTGCAGACGCAAGCGACTATATGGCATCTATGCTGACAGCAGAAGGGTTTGGGTGCGTGAACTGGGAGGAATCGGGAAACAATGAACGACAGAAAAGCCAGAAAGAAGAAAAAAGAACGAAACAAACATTTTAGACGCTTGCAGCAATCTAACGAGATACTGCAAAGGGCGGGTATGTCCGATGAGGACATTGTAACCGGACGATTGCAGAATCAAATGCAACAGACGATGAATGACACGCTGTTGATAGGTAGGCTTATGACCGCCTGTGGTGAGGTGTTGCGTGATGATTTTGGATTTAGTCAGGGGCAATTACGAGAGTTTGCAACGGCCGTTTCTGTGAAGGGACGAGAAATGGCAAAGGATCGGAATGATGGCGCAGCAACTAACGGCGGATGAGTTTCTTTTGATTGCTATCAAAAAAGAGTTTGTTACCAAGAAGGTAGCCAGGGTTAAAGTCAGATTGCAGCTTGGCGATCTTACCATCGAAGAGTCGGGTGTTGAACTGGCGTTTTTTCTTAGAGAGATGGGTAGCATTACTACCCTCGAGGAGATGGGCAAGTGGAAAGATCGGCAGCATTGGTTATAGATGCTTGACACTATCCCCCTCCCTACTGTAAAATAAGAACAAGCGAATATTAACGGCCGTCCACCATAGCGGCAAGACTGGCGACACAATGACACAGCCCGTATCTAATTTAGATACGGGCTGTTTTTGTTTGGAGTGCTATGACTACTAATTTATTTATGATTGATTTGGCAGGGGTTGACTTGACAGAAGGTCAACCGTTTGACGGTATGGCGTTTGGCGAATTCATTGACATGATGGGTAGAGAGGTAGAGCTATCCATCGACGATGCAGATACATTTGTCACCAATACACAAGCCGCTATTGATGCCACAAAAACAGAGGGCGGCGAGTTGGTTGGGTTGCCTATTGATGCCGGAAACCATGACAAGGGGGATGCGGCTGGTTGGATTGTAGCCGTTGAACTAGTAGATAAAATCATCCGCTTTACTCCCAAATGGACAAAGATCGGCATTGAATTGATAGGTGAGGGATTACGACGTTTCTTCTCCCCCACCGTCAATAATCGGGATAAGGTCGTTCTGGGTGGGGCGTTAGTAAATTGGCCTGCCACAACCGACGCAACGGGCAAGGTGCTACTTCGCCCGATTGAACTATCACAAGAGTTGCAATCATTCCAGCATTTTGATGACGGCGCACCCCCTACAAAAGAGATGACGGGGGGGGAGCATGACTTTGAAATGGTCGTTGGTAACGGCGTGACTTATGCTCAGGTTGGCACACAAGAGCCGCTTCCATTTTCTGTTACAACTACATCGGACAGCACCACTGGCTATATAAACGTAAGTGCTTTTGACAATGTGAATAGCGGGGGCAATGAGCCACCCGATAATGATGTCGGTGACATCGAAGAGGAAGATATTATGACAATTGAATTAACACAAGAGGCTCTTGACGAACTTGTGGACACGCGAGTACGTGAAGCCCTCGAAAATCATGAGCCGGATGGCGATACGGTTGATTTGAATCAATTGGCGGAGTTGATGGGTATCAACATTGACAGTGCGGCCGATGGACAAATTAATCATTACAAGGAGCTGGCAGAGCTGGCACAGCAGCAGGCTGAAATGAAATTCAAAAATCAGCTTGCAGAGTTGCAGCGGTCTAATCGTTACGCCGAACTGGCGCAGCGAGTGACGGGCGGGTCGCCAGACGTACCGCGCGGCGTTCCTGTTGATCCCGATACGCTTAAATCTGAATTGATGAAATTGAATCCAGAGCAAGCGGAATTTTGGGGCGGGTTGCTTAGTACCATCACCAAAGCTGGTTTGACGGAGTTTACAGAGTTGGGGCATGGCAAGCAGGTCAAACAATTGTATCCCGTGCCTGAACATGCCGAACGGATTTTGGAAACGGCCGTCAAGGGCAATCCAAACCTTGATTTTGAGGCATGGTTTGAAGCTGCTGGGTTAGATAGCCCGTCCAACTACGATCTTAGTAAATATAGGGAGGTGAAATAATGGCTGATTTAACAGCAGATGCATATGTCAAAATTCAGGGTGAGGCTACATCCGAAATGTGGGTGTTGGATAATTCAGTCGCTCAGACAATCTACAAGGGTCAGCCGATGATTCTGGACATATCGGCAGATACGGTTTATGTGCGTGGCTTTGTAGATGCGACCGTCGTCGCCTCCGATGATATTTTCATCGGTATCGCGGCCGAAGGGGCAACCGTCGCCACCGCTGATACTGAAACGGATAATGAAATTGAAATTTTTATCGAGCCTACAATCGTAGGGATTCCGGGTAGCACTTTCACCGACGCCGATGTCGGTGACACGATGTACATGAGTGACAGTGCTACATTATCGGCTACAGCAGCCGATAATCCAGAATTAGGGACATTAAAACGGGTGCGAGACGGTTTTCAGTATGTGCGTCTTGTTAGTCCGAAAGTGACAACGGGAGCATAATTATGGCTATTTCTGGAAACTTACCGAAACACCTTGAAGTCGCCGCACGCACGGGCGTACTGGGGGCAGTTGCACAAGATGATATGCCATATCGGCGTGTCGCTCTGGAGGTTGACCTAACAGCCGCTTCGACTACGTTTGTTGATTTGGGCGGGATGCCAATCCCAACCGAAGATCCAGCGGCGGTTGATACGATGATTGAGAAGGGGAAAACGGTTGCGCCTGAGGATTGGCATTTGACCGTTTCTATTTCTCAAAATGCGATTGACGATGATCAAACAGGAATGCTAGAAAGTCGTTTTCGTAATGTCTTACCAGCGTTTCAGCGACATATCAATGATCGGACATTTGTTGTATTAAATGCTGGCGATACGTCAACATACGGCACGGGCATCACCAATGAGACAGAATTTTTTGCCGATGCTCATTTGTATGTGGGTGCCAAGAATACCACCTCACAAGACAACCTGGCGGCGTTAACCTTATCTCTTGACAACTTCAATACGGCATGGGTCGCCTTCTCTCAATTCAAAGACGATCAAAGCAACTACTACAATTTGAACGGCAGTTTACTGGTTTGCCACCCGACCAACAATGTCATAGCGGCCAACATCACAGGCAACAACCAGGCAATGGATACCGCCAATCGTGAAATGAATCCATATACAGGAACGCAGTATTTTACCGTTCCTCAATTTGATACAACCGCATGGGTTTTGATTGATGAGGGTTATCCCGTGAAGCCAATTTTTGTAGCAATTCGCAAGCGGCCAGAATTACAGGATATGTGGTTTGATTCGCAGCAGCCAGACGGCGGCAAGCATTATTTCAAATATCACGGCCGTTATGTGGTTGACTACGGCGATCCTTTGCTCGCATATATGGGAAATTCATAGGAGGCAATCATGGCGGTAACAAACTTGGATTCTCTTACTCTGTCCGATACGCTTATCTATGGTACGTTGAATGACGGCACGACCGCATTAACCGCATCGGTTGCTGAGCTTAACGCCGTTGCTGATGTTTCGGCAGGTGGTATTGTAGACGCGACGGCCGCAACATTAACGGTAACGGCCGCTCTTCATGCCAATAAAATCGTCACGCTAAACCGAGCGGCGGGCGTGACCGTAACATTGCCCGCTGCAACGGCCACCGGACACATTTATCGTTTTGTTATTGGCACTGCCGCAACGTCAAACGCAAACATCATTGAAACTTCTGCTACCTCTGAACACATGACCGGCTCATTACGAGCGGTTGACGATGACGTAGAGGGGGCAACGGGCTTCCAATGGAACGCCGAAACAAGCGACGATACCATCACAATGGATGGCACGGCAACGGGCGGCAAGGCTGGCGATACGATTACCATTATCGACTATGAAGCTACAAACTTCACAGTTGACGGACACCTAACGCAAAGCGGTGGCTCAGAGGTTACACCATTTAGCGCGGCGGTGAGCTAATGAAGATGCGCGTAAGGCCGGACTGTAAACATTCAATAATCAATGCCTTTGCGGGTCGGGAGTTTGTAAAATACGAATGGCGTGACGTTCCTGTTGGAAATGAGGTAGAGGCAGGAAGTCACCCATTCTTGGAAATTCAATCGCCCGACGACGAAGTTGATTTCACTCTTCCCCCTGGCTCTATAGATGACGCTTATCCTAAAGCCACGCCGTCAAAGCCCGCAGCTAAAAAAACGGCCGTTAAGAAGCCACCGGTTAGACGCAAGCGCAAACCAAAGAAGGCAGCAAAAGGGCGTGGTAATGGTTAAATCACAGTATCTATCAGGCACGACAGACGCAGCAGGCGACGCCACGATCAACGCGACAGTTCCGGCTTACGGCCGTTTGGTGGCTGTTGAATGGATTGATGGTGACTTGGCCGATGGCGTTGACGCGGTGCTATCCGTTACGTCAACAGATAGCAGCGTTGATAATACGCTGTTGACTTTGACTGATGCCAATATCGACGCCTGGTATTACCCTCTCGCAGCCGCACATGATAACGCGGGCGCGGGCGTGACGTTTGACGGCGCAAATGAAATATATGTGCAGCAGGTTGTCAATGGAATGCTTAAGCTGGTTATCTCTAGTGGCGGTGATACCAAGACCGGCGGCGCGGTTGTCTACTATGAGTAAGCGATGGCTCTAGCTACTAATTCATACGGTTCATTGGCTGAAGTTGCGGCATTGGTGCCACGATATGCAAACAAGGCGGGGATGTTTGATGCGACTACAAACCCACCAGCTATTCGTGTTGAGCTAATGGTTGATCGCATTTCTGCATTGGTAAATGGATGCCTGGCATCTATCGGATTTCAAATACCGATTACGCAAACGGACGCCGCCCTGATTATGGACAATATCGTCGTAGAACATGTGGCGATAATGGTTGAGGGTGTCAACGGCACGGGTCGATATGCTCCGCAATCCAAAGCGATAGCCAAGCGTTCCCCGATTGCCATCATTGATGAAGAGATAAAAACGTTTTTAGAGGGCATTGCACCAGGATTAGAGGATTTGGGCGCAAGTCGTGAAACGTCGGTCATGGGTCGCATGGGATTCCGTCAATTCGATAACGCTGGGGATGAGGTTACGCCAATGTTCCAGCGTAAGGCGTTTGGTAATAAGATTAAGGATTGGGATACGGCATGATATATTGGGAATTTCTCAAGTCGCTAATGAGGCATAAATATTATGTATTTTTGGCTGGATTAAAAACGGGCGTTCCTATCTGGCGGCTAATTATCCATGATTGGCAAAAGTTTACGTTGTCTGAATTCCCCCAGTATGCCCGTTATTTTTTTGGTGGCAAGCAGGAAAAGGACAAAGAATCTTTTATGTTGGCTTGGTTGCATCATGTTCATTACGGAAAGCATCACTGGGAACATTGGCTATTAAACCCTAACTATAATTTTTCAACGGGTATCAACGGGAAATTACCAATGCCAGAAACCTATGTGCGAGAAATGGTAGCGGACTGGATGGGCGCAAGTAAAACTTATACAGGTTCCTGGAATATGGCTGTATGGTTGTCTAACAATGGGTCACGCATGGAAGCGAATATGCACAAAGATACGATAGATTTGGTTCATAAGGTTTTAATCGAACTAGACTACTTTTTTACAGATAACGCACCTTGGATTTGCATGTATGGGCATATTGATAATGCGGAGATGGCATGACGCGCTTTACCGTCGAATCGAGGCCGACCTTTAGGGATTTAGGCGGGCGGTTTGCAAGGGCAAATGATGACTTGCTTGATATTCGACGCGAAGAGCTACGAACAGAGGGGCGGTTTCTTGTCAACCTTACCAAGAAGAAACTAAAAGACAAAACCGCTCCATACAGTAGCTCTAAATTAGAAAATGCTATTCGCTTCAATACGCGCAGCGACGGTCAAACGGTACGCTTGTCGGTGACAACGCCATCACAGGCGGGGCCACATAAAATCGCGCCACTAAACGCGCAGGCATTGGCATTTAACTGGCCGCGTGTCGGCATGATGACTTTTGTCCCACGCGGCGGCGGCTTCAAAACGCACGTCAGGGCGGGGCAACTGTGGGTAGGTAAAGGTTATGTAGATCATCCTGGCGGGTCGCTTGTACCCCTATTTACGCCATTGCTAGAAGATGCGAATAGTGAGTGGAGTAACACGCGCGGGCGCGCGGTATTGAATCGGATTAGCTTGCGTTACGTGAAGTCAATTACATAATGGCTACTGAAAAACAGGTAGAAGAGGGTATGCGGGATAGTTTCTTAGAAATATCAGAATATTTTGACGGCGATTCCGTGCTGATTAATGAGGCTATATTTCTTGATAAATCAATTCAGTATATGCCCGCCGTCAACATTTTAACAAGCGATGAATTTACAATCATTCAGGATGCACCAACGGCAGAATTATCATATCCAAAGCCTGTATTACTATACGTCGCTTTTGTAGATTGGAAAGTTTCCCGTGACCAATTCAGGGATGTCAGGCAGGCGGTGTTTGATAAATATAACGAGGTAGGGACGGCACGAAGCGCGGGCGGTCTGGATGGCGTGACGATTGATAACATCCGCAACGTATCAAATATTATCGGCATGGGATACGCAGGTGAACCTGCCCCCGTGCAGCCCGTCTATCTGGTGCAGGAACTTGTTTTCGAGGTGAATTTGTTCTAATGGCAAAAAAGAAATCATTATCATTTATCACCTATGAGGTATTGATACCTATCAAAAACGACAAAACGGCCGTTTCCTTTGACGTTGGCGAGACGGTAACGGTAAAGGATTTTAGTGCAAAGGTGATTAAAAACTGGCTGGATATAACGCCACCGGTTTTAAGGATTAAAAAATAATGGCGAGTCAAGCTGTTAATAAAATTCGAATTACGCCAATAATAGATGAAAATGTGCGCATGGGTATGTACAACGTATTTTTGAATGACATTGATATATCATCATGTGTGCGTGGTGTAACGTTTGATCATGAGGTGGGAATGGCTCCAATGATAACGCTAAAATTGATACCTGCATTTTTTGAAATCTCAGAAAACATGGGAATGCACGTAAGGGGTCATATTGATGGAAGTGATTTTATTTCTAGTGCAATTGAGGAAATAAAAGAGGCTGTAAAATAATGGCGGCTACCGCATCTGGAAAAGACAAGATATTACGCTGGACGCGGATATATGTCGGTGGCTACGACCTCTCCGGTGATTCTCGCACGTTTTCAAGTGCTGACATCATTTATGGCGAGGCAGACGTGACGGGATGGTCGGAGGCGGTGACGAATTTTCTAAGAGACGGCCGTCTCGCAACGGGCATCCGTGGCTATCAAGCATTGTTAAACGATGCGACAGGACGCGCCTATACCATCCTTCAGGCGGGCAATGCTCAAAACGTCTCATTGCTATTTGGCGGCGGTGGGGAGCCAGCCATCCCCGATCCAGCGTACCTAATTCCATCTGTACAAATGATGGATAACGCAACTATAGACGGCAATGTGGCAATGATTAACGCCGATTTTATCCCACAGGCGGGGGCGGTTGATACGGCCGTCGCCAATCCTTTTGGGGTTCTGCTTTCACCTGCAACGTCAATCAGCAGCACAACGACGGGAGCAAGTCATGACAATGAGGGTGCAACGACAGGCGGCTGGCATTCAATTATTCATATTACGGCCACCTCATCGGGTAATTTTGCATTTACGATTGAACACTCAACAGACGACAGCGCATGGGCAACACTAGGAACATTTACAACGACAGGCGGCAGCGTGACAAGCGAATATCTGTCAGGTAGTGGAACCGTTAATCAATATACTAGATTTTTAGCAACACGAACGGCAGGAACGGTTACGCCTGTTGTTTCATTTGCAAGGGGTTAAAAGATGGCAACCGGAAAAAACAAAGTTGAACGAGGTTTTAGACTTCTTTTTGATGACAGCGGCGGTACAGCGCGCGACTTAAGCGGGGATTTAGTCCCTGGCAGCGTATCGGGCGGCGGATTGACATTTGATGAGGCAAACATGACGGGCGTGAGTGAGGCGGTAAATAATTTCTTGCGCGGTCATGCGACCAGCGAGATAGCCGCAAACTTCCACATGAATGACACGGCCACGACGGGGGCGACTACCGTCCTGAATGGTCAATCACTGCCATCTGTGGCAGGAACTGGAACGCTTACGCTTCAGTGGGGGGCGTCTAGCGCAGCCCCCACAAATCCAGATCCTGAGTGGGAGGGTGAATATATTTTATTGTCTAGTAATATCGCCCTTGAGGGTAATAAACATGTGCATCAGGTCGTGTTCAAACCTACCGGTAGCACGGCTCCCGCATTTGGAACCGTCGCATAATGATCATTCCCTGCCCCGTCGATGGTTTCACCGAACAAACGGCCGATAACAAACCCGTCTATTTTTTAGACGTGCCGGACGAATGGCTAGGTAAGCATCTATCTGTTCGTGACACGGCCGTAACTGGGTTGGCAAACGGTGAAGCGGCAGGGATGCCCATCGAGTTCAAAACATTTGCCATTTCATTAGCCCTTGCCGACAACTGGAACCTGCCAGGCGTAACGGGCAAAATGGAAAGCGTTGATTTTAATATGCTCAATTTGTCCATAATGGCGTGGGTGAATTATACGGTGTGGGGGAGCTTTAATAGGTGTTTTAATGTCCCAAAAAACTCATCACCTCCGTTACCGAATGGGTAGACGGAGGGGTAGGGAAAGGGGAAAGCGTCTGGACGTTTGATAATGGTGGGGCAATGGCATATATGAGCGGTAGCGTGTTTTCGATGTGGCAAGCATACAGGTACAAAAACATTCTACCCAGATCGGGCGGCTGGGAGAATCAGCCGCTTTTTGTTTTAGCACAGATTGAGGCGATAGATTTGATATACAGCACATGGCGATATATCAGATCGGATAATTCTGATTGGGGCAAATTATCAGCGACACAAACGGAGATTGTTAAACAGGTTGAGTTATGGCTAGTATAAAAACCGAACTAATCATCAGCGCAGTTACAAAAGGCTTCAAGGCCGTTGAAACTTCCGTTAAGGGTTTGGGGAAATCATTTGAAACGGCCGCCGAAAAAGCATCTACGGCTGGCAAGAAACTTGACGGATTAGATGTAGCCGCCAAAAATATCGCCAAAGCTGGATTAGCGGCAGGTGGTGCGGCTTTGCTTGCTTTTGGCAAGGCATCCATAACGGCCGCCTCTGATGTTGAAGAAATGCAGTCAAAGTTTGACACTGTTTTTGGTTCATTGGGCGGAGAAGTCACCGACGATTTGCAGGGATTTGCAGATGCTGCCAATCGTTCCATTTTTGACCTACAGGGATTCGCCGCCACGCTACAAGACACCTTTAAGCCGTTAGGGTTTGCCGGTGATGCAGCCGCCGACATGTCGGTCAATATGGTGCAACTGGCAACTGATTTGGGGAGCTTTAACAATATTGACACGGCGACGGTTGTCAACGATCTTCAATCTGCACTGGTTGGAAATACCGAAACTCTCCGCAAATACGGGATTGTTGCCAGTCAGTCAGCTATTGATAACGAGGCTTATGCACTCGGCCTGAACTTTACAAAAGGCAGAATGGACGCTCTGACAAAGGCAACGGCTATCCAGTCTATCATTATGAAGTCAACCGTTGACGCGCAAGGTGATGCGATTAAAACGGCCGATAGTTTTGCTAATCAGATGGTTGGACTAAAAGCCGCCGTGCAAGAATTGAGCGTCACATTTGGCGGGGCATTATTACCAGCGGCAACGGCCGTTGTCGGTAAATTGACGGAAGCGACCGATGTCGTCAAGGGTTTGCAGGGGCAAATGGGGCAGATGGCGGAAGCATCAGACGACGGCACCTCTGCATTTTCTAACGTGCTAGTTGTCATGAATGAAATTAATAAGGCGGTGGGTGGTATCCCCGTCGATGATTGGATTGCAGGGATACGCGGCGGCGAGAGAGCCGCTAATGCAGGGGCAATTGCTACAGCTGAACTAGCGGCGGAGATTGAAGAATCCGACAGCGTATTGGCAGCATTGACGCAAACAACGCTTGACAACATTGCGGCCGATGAAAGAGCTGCTGCCGCACATGATTTACTTGTATTATCAATACGCGACGGGTTAGATGATGGTGAGCGTTTAGCCGTTACATGGCAGGATGTGAAGGCGGCGGAAGAAGCGCGGCTTGAGACTGCCGAACGAATGAAAGAAGCTGATGAGGAAAGTGCATTGGCTTTATTTGAATTAGAACAGGCACAGGCGGGATATTTTCAAACGGCACTTGATGGCTCGCTGGTGCAAGACGATCTTAATAACGCCATCTTTGACGCAGCCGCAGCAGCGGGGGCAAGTGCGACAGAGTTAGCTTTACTTGGTGGGGCGTTGGGATTGTATAGTGAGGATGCTGTAAATGCCGCGCTTCAATCGGCGTTGATTCAGGCAAAGATAGCTGAATTGGCGGGGTCATTTGCACGGGGCGAAACCACTATCACCGAAATGAGGGCAGAGCTGAACGGGTTTATTTCTGACATCCAAAACGTTCCAACGTCAAAGACAATTGATTTTCATTTGAATATACCCAAGATACCGCCATCGTTAGGCGGTAGCGTTGTTCCTGGCGGTAGTGCCGTTGCAGCGGCTGGCGGGGCAGATTTTACCGTCCCCGCTGGCTTTCCCAACGATTCATTTCCGATTCTTGCACAATCAGGCGAGCATGTAAAGATTACACCAGCAGGGCAAAATGGAGGCGTTGGTGGGCTTACCGCCAATATAAACATTAGTATTCAAAACGGCGACCCTGCTACCGTCAGAGGGTCAGTGACTGACGGATTGCTAGAAGCGTATCGACGTAAGGGGGAGGTATAAACAGTGGGTAAGGCGGTATTTTTGGCCTCATTTGGAGCGCAAACGCTAAAAGATGGCACGGATTTTAAGCAGAAATCTGTAGACGACGGCGGAGACGTGCCGCGTACTAGTTTATACGAAACGATTGACGGCTCATGGTTTGATGCGGCCGCATCGGGTGCAAATACATTAGTGCCTGGTACTGTCTCGTGTGAGATAGCCGTTACAGGATCAAGCGATGCCAACTTCAAAACCAATACCAATCTGATTGACGCTCTGAACGGTACGAAGGCCACCTTGACGGGGACATATGCAGATGCGACCACAGTGACATGCACAGCGCGCTGTACTGTTGGCTCCGTTTCAATCAATACATCCTCTCATCTAATCCCCGTCGCATTTTATAGGTTGAGTTTTCAAAAAACAACAAGCTGGGCGTAAATTATGGGTAATGTCACCAACGTACAGGTAGAAATCTTCAACGGCTCCGATGTCAGTCAGGGGACGATTGACGGTGACAAACTGTTGAGTTTCAAAACTAAAGCCATGTTGAGCGGCATCGGGAAAGGCGAGTTTGTTGTCGCGCTAGATGATACGGAAAGCACGGCCTTGGTGACAAGAAACGCTATAGCCGTTCTGTCATTAGATACAACGCGCATCTCGGGCATCATTGTACAAGCATTTATTATTCAGGAAATCAAGCAGGATATTTTAGCAAGCGGCCGTGCCGTCTTGCGCGTGTCCGGTGCTGACATGCTCTATGAATGGACATATACCAACCTGGGTTATACGGTCATTGATGATGGTGCGGGGGGTGAAATATCAAATATTGTTGATAATATTGTAACCAATTTCGACCCAGGCATTGGCGGCGGCTGGGGTCATACCAATTTCCATTTTTCAGCGGGACAAGGCGATGGGTATCACGTCCCAAGCGCGGAGACAGCATGGCAAGCAATTAGTCAGCTTGGTGGGGCGCGGGGGATTTATTATTCGCTAGGATTAAATGATGCCTCTTATTCTGGCGTAGGCATTCCCGACCGCCGCATCATTGAGTGGGGTAGCTTCCAGGTCACAAACAGCCCCCCGCCGGCCTCTGTATTTGATACGATGATCCTGATGTTAGCTCCATCTGCAACGGGTGAGCGGCCAATTCTTGACGGTACGTTTAGGATTATCAATGAACCAAGTGAGGTTGTGACGCGGGTATATGTTTATGGCGCGGGGCAGGGTAATGACCGTTTTACATTGGCAGATAAAACAGACGCTGATCCTACCGGATTCACAACCACGGCAGCCGATTCTCTCATTGTAAATACAACGCTGGAAGCCGTTTCAGACCAGCCGCAAATCACGCGCGTGACTCATTTCTCGTCTATCAAGCCAGAGGATATTAGCGATGCCACAATGAGGGCAACGGCCGCCAACCAATTGTTACAAGCAGGCGTGTCCTATCTAACCGAACGTGATGGTTCTAATAAAGTTTATTATCAAATGGACACGCTCCCAGACGGCCGTCATATACCAGGCCAACTTGTCACCCTGACATACACACGCACTTCGCCGTGGGATAGTGCGGGGGCAGAGATCGATACAGACATTATATCAATCAGCGATACGTTTTTACTCCTCGAATATAGCACGACGATGGATAGTAATAACAACTGGGTAGCTACCGTTTTGTTGGGTGACGTGCCGGAATTACCAGAGCAGGGCGATAGCATGACGGCCAAGCGGATTGTCAAACTGGAGGAGACGCTTAGACATTCAACCTCTGGACAATCATCACCCACAAAACCCGTGGACGGTGATACTTACCTTAAATCAGCAGGATCGCCGCCGAACCTGACGGGTAACATGGTGGTTGATGCTGGCATCACGATTGACACGGTAGACATTAGTGCCGCCAATGCACAATCATTTTTGATGGTGAATGCAAGTAGCGAACATGAATTTGAACGCAGCGTTAACTTTAGTGCCGACTTTACCATTACCGATAACGGCGCAAACAGCACTTATGACATTGACCTCAACGCAGGATCGGGGGCATTGCATGACGCCTTAACGTTGGGTACAAATGCGTCCGCATTTCTTGAATTGACCGGCCAACTTTTAGGATTAGACACACAAACAGCCAATACGGGTTTCTTTGGCCCCACTACTGGCGTCGCGGCCGATCCCGCCTTTCGGGCGATGGTATTTGCCGATGTGCCAACAGACAGCGACCCCACGGGCGAGGCGGTATTAGCGAGTGATAGCAACGGCCGTTTAGGATTGGAGGGGTTGGGCATCCTGACCGCACCTGACGGCGACTATATCAAAATTACCAGCGGTGTGACGGCTATCGGGCTGGCGAATTCAGGCGCGGCGCGGTTGGAATTTACAAACGCGGTCACCGATTTACTAGAATTACATGACGGCAACTTTAACCTAGTAAACAGCGGCGTGACCAAATTGCAATTGCGATTTGGCGGGGATGTATCAGCGACAGAAAGCGACATATACGCCGCCGATGCAATGGGGTTAGCTGCTGACGATGATATAGCTGTATTCATAGATGCAAGCAATGGCAGTACTGCCCGTTCATTTAAGGTAATGAAAGACGCCGAGGATGTAGCCAGCGCAACCGAGCTGATGCGCGTAAATGAGAGTGGCGAATTATTGTTAGGGGCAACGGGCAACAGCGGAACTACTGTAGGGGTTACTATCAATCAGGCCAACCTTGATGACGAGGCTCTCGCATTGCAGGATTCAACCCAGATCGCCACCGGACATACAGCATTTACAAAAACGGAAACATACGGCCGTCTCTTAAAATGGGTGGGTGCATCGGGCGGCTTACGGGTTGAGGGGTTTACAGAGGCATCGGGCGGGTTGGTATTAATTGGACGCGCCACAAATGAAGTGACGACCGATACATCCGCCTCAACAGGGAACGTCATTTTACGCGCCGCATTAAAAAGCGGCGTATCGTCTACTACACACGGCAGTACCGGCAATTTATTGGTTGTTCAAAACAACGCCACGACACGATTCTTAATCAAAGGCAACGGAGACATTCATGCAACCAATACCGTCATAACGGCACTTGATGATTATGATGACGTAGCGTTGTTGCGAACACTTGACAGAGAAACAACTTTATCTGGTATGATAGAATCTAGTTGGGATAAATTTATAAATTATAATCGCTCTCATTTGGAAGAGGCGGGCGTAATTGTTGGTGATTTTATCAGTATGCAGGGACACCAACGATTAACGAGCGGAGCTATCTGGCAGCTTCACGAGCGATTGGCGGAAATGGAGGCGAAAATTGGCAACGTCTAAAGTAATAACATTAACTGACATCACGCAGGGGCGGCTATACATTGATCCGCTAAGCGACGGCAATCTAACCGTGCAACGCGACTACTCATTTGTGAGTGGCGATCCGCTTGTGGCAGAGTTATCAGATCGGGCGTTTGCTGCTGTCGTACCGTGGGCTGACGTGCCTGCAAATATCCAACAAGCACTAATTGATATTGACGCATGGACATATGAGCAGATTTTAGAAAGCGAGGACATGACATGAACGATTTAGAGGAATTGATTAATAAGTGGATAGCAAAACGAGATGATTTTATCGTGCAGGCAAATAATGAAATTGCATTAATTAACGGCCGTATAGCACAGTTGAAGGATTTGATTGAAGCTCAAGGGCAAGCGCAAGAATCCCAAAACGGCCGTGTAGATGATACGACAGCCATCGGTACGTTACCAGAGGAACTTGTCAATGAGGGCTAGGTTCGGGGTAGTTATTGGTCTACTGTCAATCGTCTTCGTTATCATGAGTATTGACGTATTGGCGGTTGATTATACCGAACCTATCCCCCTGCCCCAGCTAGGAACAGACACCTATTTGGGTGTAGTCGGCGGTCTATATCCGAATGGTTCCAACAATGTACCGAACGGGTATGCTGACGATGCATTTCTCGCCTTGCAAAATGACGACGATATACACGTTCTCTGTTTAGGTATGTCGAACATGAAATCTACGTGCGAGAATTTCATCAATAAGGCGGCGGGGGAAACGGCCGTTGCCAACAATGTTACAATCCACAATGGGGGTAGACCCGGACGCGCTCAGCAGGCATGGGGCGGCGGGGTAAGCGATCTCTATACCAACCTGAAGCGGGCGGGTGTATCGGTTCCAGAGGTCGATGTAGTGATCTATTTCAACGCGTGGGGGTATCCGTCTGGCGATTTTCAAAGCCATTATGACGAAATGTATGGCAGCTTAACAGAGACAATGGCGAATATCAATAGCGTCTATCCCAATCTGAAACTAATTTACGTCACATCCCGTGAATATGCCCCACCATGGGCAGCGTCGTTAAATCCTAACCCGTATGCCTATGAGGAGGGGTTTGCTTTTCGGGATATTGTGACGGGTCGAATCAATGGCAATCTGTCAGGCGTTCCGATTCTGTGGGGTGCATACCAGTACGATCCATCATGGCCTGATTCTTACTTCAAGGCATCGGACGGGGTGCATTTAAGCAGCGCGGGGCTAGATGTGGCCGGGCAACTGTGGCTTGATTTTTATTTAACACAGAGTTGGTTTGTTGACGGCAATCCGTCACCGACAGCAACGCCAACGGCCGTTTCCACAGCTACGCCGACAGGGGGGGCGACGGCAACCCCGACCCCCTTTCCAGCTACGCCTACCCCTGATGTTGAGCCAACCATGACGGCAACCAGTGGCGGGTGGCCTCCCCCCGATTGGTGTGAGACTCATCCACAATTACGGATGTGTCAGGAGAAATAGTAAATGGCTATTGTTGTCACGGCCGTTGGCGTAGGTACAAATACGAGTAGTAGCACTGTCGTTTCTGGTTCAGTGACTCATGACTCTGCCTCTGTATTTGTAGCTATAGTTTCCATTTATGATGTATCTGATACTGTATCTGGTGTGTCTGGAATGGGATTAACCTGGAACGAGGTTCCAACGGATAGTCCGCAGGCTATAAGCAATATGGAGCACGCCGTATTTGTTGCTTACGGCTCGGGTTCTAACGGTGCGGTAACCGGTACTGCTACCGGTACATCCAATAGTTTGCTAATTAGAATAATAGAAATTACGGGAGTGATTCAGCAAGCCGCTGAAGCAGACGAAGGTGCTACTGGCACTTCTACGTCATCTACAGACGATATAACGACCGTTACGGACGGGGCAGTAATCATTAGTTCACAGGTTTCTGCAAGAGCAATTACGAGCATTGATGATGGATTTACGACCTTAGATATTACAACAACGGCTGGCAGTGGCCCGACACTAATCAATCACGGGTCGGGTTATTTAATATTGGCAACGGCAGGTGCACAAACAAGCTCATATACTCTGGCGGGTAGTGCCAGGGATTGGGCTATAATTCTGATTGCTTTTGAGGAAGAGGCGGTGGGCGGCGCAGTAGCGATTATGACACCGAATAGGGGCATATGGTGAGGATAATATTATGAGTGACAATTTGATCACGCAGACAACTGTGTCAACAGTACCGAGCGGCAGCGTTATAGCAACAGAGGATATAGGCTCTGCTCATTATCAAAAAGTCGTAGTTGCATTAACCGACGGCACAACAATCAACGGCTTGCTTGACGTTGGGCAGTTGGCAATGGCGGCATCTATTCCCGTCGTCATTGCCTCCGATCAATCTTCGATTACCGTTGATTTATCAGCAACCGATAACGCGGTATTAGACCAGATTGAAGTTAATACCAGTTATGGAGACAACACGGGCGGCGGTGTTGAAGCTGGTTCATTGCGAGTTACGTTAGCAAATGACTCAACGGGATTACTATCTGTAGACGATAACGGCGGATCGTTGACGATTGATAACGCTGATATAACCACCATCGCAGGTGCGGTTTCTGGCTCTGAAATGCAGGTGGACGTAATAACATCTGCCCT